GCGCTGTTGATCATCGTTCGTGCCTAGAAACGAAGATGCCGTGGCACATTTGGTCAATGCCGGATGATATATGGATCACTATCGAACCCTGATCGGACGCCAGTGGCAGTATGGCGTGAATGACTGCTTTTCCCTTGTGCGGGATTACTTCGCGTTGCAAGGCGTGATATTGCCTGATTTCGATCGCCCGACAATACTTGAGTCGTGTGACAGCATCTTCCTCGAGCAGGCCGAGCGCATTGGATTCAAGCAGGTGCAGTACTGCAGAAGGCGACCTGATGATGTATTGATCATGCGTCTCGGCACGAAGGCACCAATGCACGCCGCGATCCTGTTGCCCGATGAGCAGATCCTGCATCAACGTCAAGATTCATTGAGTGCAATTGAGCCCCTGCGGCGGTACTATGTTGACAGGATTGCAGCAGTATTCAGGTATGCAGCAGGTCGTCCGACTGCTGGGTGATCTGGGCGAGCGTTATGGCGCCGAGCACACCTACTACGATCTGCGGACGCCTGCGGATGCTATCAAGCTGCTGTGCATCAATATCCCTGAACTGCAGGAAGAACTGATCAAGGCGCATGAGCATGGTGTTGGGTATCGGTTGATTCAAGCGGACACCGATCTTGGGTATGGCGATCTGCACCTACCGATTGGTAGTAATGATTTGATTTTGACTCCTGTCATCGTGGGTAGTGGCGGCGGCGGTGGAGTTGGGCAGATCTTGGCTGGTGTTGGCTTGATTGCTGCTTCGTTCCTGCTGCCAGGTGCCGGAATCTTTGGTGCTGTCAGTGTGTTCGGCGCTGGTGCTGTAGCTGGTGGTATTGGTACGGTTGCAGGCACGGTGCTTAGCACTGTTGGTGCCAGTTTGATCCTTGGCGGTGTCTCGCAGATGCTTTCACCGCAGCCTGTGGTGCCCAATGTTGTTGCCAATAGGCTTAGCAGCCCTGAATCAACAAGTACTGATGGCCCGCAGTCAGTTGTACGTGGCACAGATGGCAGACAGTCCTATGCGTACACTGGTGCTGCTAATACTGTTGGCGTTGGTGCAACGATTCCCGTTGCGTATGGGGAGGTTCTGATTGGCAGTCATCTGCTCAGCGCCAATGTTGATGTGACTGATGAATCTGATCCATTGAGAACGGCGATCAAGGAACCTGGGCTTGACACTGTTTTGCTTGGCGGCGAAAAACTTACATTTTCTTTTTCAAGCGCATCGGGCGTAGATGCACGTAGATCAACCGCTACACTCAGGAATTCAACAGATAGACGAAAAGTAAAAAACGCCTATCTTCCTCTTTCCAATGGTCTCAGCAGGCTAGGTGGATCTTCTGTTGTAAAAAATTCTAGTCAAAGAACTCGGTTTGATTTTGTTTTTGAATTGCAGGATGGGTTGTTTGATTATGTTAGCGGTAGCAATTCAACCCTTGTTGATGCTTTTATTACTTATCGGCTGACGCTATCTGGAAATTTTGATGACGGTCCAGACCAAGACATTGGATCTTCTCAAGCGACAATACAGGGTTTGCTGCTGCCAGGACAGCGTTACAAATGGATGCACCGTATGACACATGCTAGTTCTGATGCCTTGGACTCCATTGATCCCAAGGTTGAAATTATAGATTTTAGGGCCAATTCAAGATGCCGATTGTTTTGGCAATCGTATGGTTATCGCATGGACGTATTTGGTTGAATCATGGCACTCAACTCTACTTCTGTTATTAAAGTTGTTGACCTGCTTTGCGAAGGTCCTATCGCTGGCTTGGTTGGAACGGAAGAAGGTATCTTCCTTGAAGAAACACCAATCCGTACTGGTGGAAGTCGCAACTTCTTGGCGGAAGATGTTTCCTACGATTTCAAGCCAGGTGGCCGCACACAGTCGCAACTGATTCAAGGCAGGAATGGCACCTCTACTGTCAATGACATCAATACCGAGATCGGTGAGAATTACAGCGAAACGCTGAATGCAAACAATGAGGTTATTGCTCGTGATTATGGTGCAGGGCAACTGATCAGGCAGATCACTGACACTGACGTCGAGTCATTTGAGCTGCTGTTTTCAATCCCGCGCATGTTCTCAACAGCGCAAGAGGGTTTGGCTAAGGGTCAATTATTCAATGGCACAATTCGAGTTGTCATTGATGTGCAATCCCGTGGGTCTGCCTACAACACAGTTTATGATCGTACGATCACAGGCATTGCCGTCAGCGATTATCAGTTCAAATCCCCTCGCATCAATCTGCGTGGCGCAGGGCCGTGGAACATCAGGGTTCGCAAAATTGATCTAGGTGAGGATCATTTTGAGGTCAAGTTTCGCAACTTTACTGAAGTAGAGAAAAACATTCCGCTTGCCAATGGTCGTGGCAATCGAATCTTTTGGACAAGTTTAATTGAGATTCAATCTCTCAGAACTGCGTATCCCTACTGTGCTGTTGCGGGCTTGTCGCTATCAACACAGCAATTCAATAGCCTGCCAACACGTGCTTACAAAATTCGCGGGCGCGTTGTTCAGATTCCTTCAAATGCTTCTGTTAGAAGTGATGGCAGTCTTTCCTTCTCTGGGGCGTTCGATGGATCGCTAAAGGAAGCGTGGACGACATGTCCTGTTTGCTGTTGGTATGACATGCTGACAAATCCTCGCTATGGCGCAGGTGATTTTGTGCAGGCTGAAAACGTAAGCTGGATTGACTTGTATCCACTATCTCAATACGCCAATCAGCTTGTTAGAAACTCTGACGGCAGCTCTGAGCCGCGTTTCGCTTGCAATACGGTTGTTGGCGATCAGGCTGAGGCGTTCAGTGTTTTGCAGGATCTCGCCAGCGTGTTTCGCGGGATGCTGTATTGGCAGGCCAACACGATTCAGGCAACAGCAGATCATGGCAACTTAAATGGTGCTGACCTGTCCCCTGTTCATCTTTATACCAACAGCAATGTCATCAACGGAGCATTCAATTACTCGGGTACATCGCTGAAGACACGCAGCACTAGCATTCGCGTCAGGTACAACGATCCTGAAAATTTCTACAAATCAAACTACGTTGTCGTCGAAGATGCAGGGCTGATCACAAAGTACGGCTATCAGATCAAAGAGATCGTTGGTTTTGGCTGTACTTCCAAGTTTCAAGCGCAGCGTCTTGGTCGTTGGATGCTTGCATCAGAAGAGATCGACGGTGAGGTTGTTTCGTTCACAACGGGGCTGCAGGGTGCTGTGGTGCTCCCCGGTCAGATCTTTGCTGTGTCTGATGAGATGCGGCAGGGCGTCAGGCTTGCAGGACGTGTGAGCAGTGCGACGACTTCTGCGATCACGGTTGATCAGTCAATCTCCTTGCCGCCTGGCACTGGCCATGAGCTGACTTGCACGTTGGCTGATGGGACGGTTCAGACACGCTCAATCAATAGTGTTTCTGATTCAACGATCAACACATCATCATTCAGTTCTGCACCATTGGCGCAATCTGTCTGGTCAATCAGTTCCAGCAGCGTTGAGGAGCAGAAATTCAGGTGCCTGTCAGTTTCTGACAATGGTGACGGGCAATTCACGATCACGGGTGTTGAGCATAATGACAGCATTTACAACACTGCAGACTTAGGCACGCCACTGCAGTTTGACGATGTCACGCTGTTCAATGATCCACCAGCACAGCCTGTAAAGCTACAACTTGAGGCGCGGCAGATTCGCGTCAATCAAAACACGGTTAACAGGGTGATTGCATCGTGGTCACGCGGCCTTGATGGTGTGACGTTTGGGTTTGAGATTCGCTACAAGGTCGCCAGTGGTAACTATGTGAATGCGGAGACAACAAACGTAACATTTGAAATTGACAATCTTGCGGCAAGCACTGCAGTTACGTTTGAGGTGCGATCTGTTGGTGCGCCACCCGTCAACAGGAAATCTGCATGGGTGCGGGCAGTCTTTACAGTGCCTAGCTCTGGTATTGAGCCTGACGAACCAAACAAAGTCATCCTGCCCCCTGACCCTGAAGACGTAACGATTCAGGCAACGGGTAACGATCAAGCGATTCTGCGTTGGAGGATTCCGCCAACACCGCTTAACAGCAGCAGCTTCATCGCCATTATTCGTCACGCTACACAGGTTGACGGGACAGGCGAATGGCCAAACAGCACCTTGTTGCGTCGCGTTGAAGCGCGTACAAATTACGCCATCTTGCCGTTAATTGAGGGTGAATATCTTGTCAAGTTTGAAGACGAGAATCAGCAACGCAGCGCAAACGCTCGCAGTGCTGTCATCGATCTGCCCAACCCAATCCCAAGGCTGAACATTCAAGTTCGAAGGGAAGATCAAGATCTCCCGCCATTCCAAGGGGACAAAGTTGGCACGTTCTTCAGCACTGAATATGACGGCTTGGTGCTGGATGGTGATGCATCGTTTGATGATGTGATCGACGTTGATGAGCTGTCATCTATTGACTTCCTCGGCACTAGGCTCGCCGCTGGTGAGTATTACTTCAACAATGTCCTTGATCTTGGTGGTGTTTTCAGTGTTGTTTTTGAACGCAAGCTCACGACACGCGGCCTGTACCCACAGGAATTGATTGATGAACGCGAGGAGCTGATCGATCGTTGGACGGATGTTGACGGCACAATCGCGGATGACACCAGCGCTGATCTGTATTTCCGCACCAGCAATCAGGCAACAACGGATGAAAACCTGTTGCTTGAGGACGGTGATTTCTTGCTACTGGAGGACGGCGATAAGATTCAGATGGAGTCTGACATTGACTTCGGAGAATGGACGCCAATGGAATCAGGGCGTTATACGGGCAGGCAGTTTCAGTTCAAGGCTGAGCTGCAGGCGTTGCACGTTGACCAAACGCCAATCGTGGATGAAGCCGGGTACACGATACAAATGGAGTCACGTACAGAAAGCAGCGCAACGATCGCATCAGGAGCAGGCGCCAAGGCGGTCACGTTTGACAAAGCGTTCTACCAAACGCCCAGCATCGGCATCACTGCTTCCAATCTGGCGACGGGTGACTATTATGAAGTCACATCGCCTTCCCGCACTGGCTTCACGATCACGTTCTATGACAGCAGCGATGTTGCCATTGATCGTGACTTCCAGTATCAAGCGGTTGGTTACGGCACTGAAGAAACCTAATGGCCACTCACGACTACGTTCTTGCTAACGCATCTGGTGCGGCCTTCAGGGCTGACCTGAACAATGCCTTGGCTGCGATCGTCAGCAACAACAGCAACGCGACTGAGCCTGCCACGACGTATGCGTACATGTGGTGGATGGATACGAACACGGGGCAGTTGAAGCAGCGTAATGCAGCGAATGATGGCTGGATCACGATTCGTGAGATTGATGGCACGCTGCTGATGGAGGACGGCACTGCTGGTGCTCCTGGATTAGCGTTTGCGTCAGATCTGGATACTGGCTTCTTCCGCCCTGGCGCCAATCAGCTTGCGATTGCAACGAACGGTGTTGAGCGTGTCGAGATTGGTACGAGTGAGGTTGTGTTTAATGATGGTGGCGAGGATATTGATTTTAGGGTTGAAGGTGACACCGAAGAAAACCTACTGCTGGTTGATGCAGGAAATGATGTTGTTCGGATTGGTGGTGGTTACAACATCCTGAAAGGATTTAACCGTCGTCCGCCTGTTCATCGCGGTCCGTTGTTTTACAAAACTGCAGCAGCAACGATCAGTGTTGTTGCAAACTCTGCATTG